TCAAACACTTAGATTCTTCTGGGAACGTTGATGATGTCATTAAAGTGCCATTAGCATACGGACCTACTCAAAAGTTTCTCGCCAGACTTGAGCAATCTGCTGATCTCAATAAACCCACGGCAATCACATTACCTAGGATGTCGTTTGAGTTTACTGGACTTCAGTATGATGGAACAAGAAAGGTAACAACAACTCAAACATTTAAATCACAAACTGTAGGAATTGCAACTGCAATTAGAAAAACCTACATGCCTGTTCCATATAACATGTCATTTGAGTTATCAATTTTTACTAAATTGAATGATGACATGCTTCAAATCATCGAACAGATTTTACCTTACTTTCAACCAGCTTATACATTATCGGTTAATTTAGTAGATACAATCGGAGAAAAAAGAGATATTCCTGTGGTGATAGAAAATATCTCTATGCAAGACGATTATGAAGGTAATTTCAGTACTAGGAGATCATTACTTTATACAGTAAGATTTACTGCTAAGACTTATCTTTTCGGACCTGTTGGAGATACTTCAAAAGCATCCAAAGATCTTATCAAAAAAGTTCGTGTTGGTTACGTTTCAGACGATTCTTCTACACCCACAAGAGATCTTACATACACGGTTATTCCAAGGGCAACAAAGAGTTATACAGATAATATTGTCACCAATTTGGCACAAGATATTGGAACAACCACAAATGTTATTCAGGTTAATGACTCTTCTGCGATATCAGAAAATGTTTATATCGTGATTGACAATGAATCAATATATGTTGATAGAAAAGAAGGTAATACTCTCTTTACAAAGAGAGGACAAGACAACACTCTTACTGCATCACATGTAGGAGGTAGTGCGGTTAATCTGATAACCGCTGCCGATACACCATTGATTGAATTTGGCGATGACTTTGGATTCGATGGTGCGGTATCATGAGTTTTGATAGATTAAACGAAACATTTGATGTCTCTAGTGAAATAGTCTCAAGTGAACCAATAAAACCTGTTCCTAAAGAGGTAGAGGCGATAAAAACTGATACCAGAAAAGATTATGAATACACGAGAGGTAATTTGTACTCTCTTATTGAAAAGGGGCAGGAAGCAGTAAATGGTGCTCTTGAGCTTGCACAAGAAACGGAGCAAGCAAGAGCATATGAAGTGGCAGGACAGTTAATCAAGAGTGTCGCAGATGCAACTGACAAACTTCTTGACTTACAGAAGAAATTAAAAGAGGTTGAGGAGGACACAAAGAAGTCTTCTCCTACCAACGTTACAAACGCACTTTTTGTTGGTTCTACAGCAGATCTCGCCAAACTTTTAAAGCAGAATAAGCAGCAAGATAAATAAACTATAGGGTGAGAAAACCCGAGGTAATTTTACTTATAGTTTAATGGCGGAAGACAATAATAACTTGCCATCTATGGATGATTTTCTACAAGGGGAGCAACTTCCCTCTGTAGAAGATTATATTGAAAAAGAAGAAGAAATTATAGAAGAACAAGTAGAAGAAGAAACAGTAGAACCAGAGGTTGTTGAGTCTACTGTTGATCTCACAGAAATTTTACATCTCATTAATGATGTCAGGAAGGATATTCCTGAGATTCCTGAGGTTAAGTATTATGATGATCAACTTGAAGCAATCTGCGAAATAATTGATCAATTAAGGGAAGAAATTCCCGAAGTAAAATATTATGATAATGAGTTAGAAGCAGTATGTGATCAAATTGATCAAGTAAGAGAGTTCATAGAGACAAAAATTGATGAACTTCCAGAAGTAAAATATTACGACGAACAGGTTCAGACTATTGAAGATAGAATCGATTCTGTCATTCAAGAGGTAGCAAATCTCCCTGAACCAAAATATTATGAAGAAGACATTCAATCTATTAGAATATCAATTCAGGAAGTGCAGGATCAAATTCCTACATTTCCAAAGTGGGTAAATGAAATTAACGAAGTTCCAGATTTCTCCTGGATTGGAAAAACATTTAGTGTAATTGATGACGATTTTGTCAAAGTTCATGACACAATCAATACTGTCTCAGAAAACCTTAAAATAAATCTCAAAACATTTGAAGAGGATATTGAGAAAAAACACTTTGAAACCAAAACTGATCTTAAAAATACTACAGATGAATTAACTGAAGAATTTCTAGATCAAAAAGAAAAAATATGGAAAGAACTGAGTAAATTTTCTCTCAAAGTTTGGGAATATCAAAAAGAATCTAAAGATGATGATAGAAAGTTAAAGAAACAAATTAAAGGTGAATATAATCAGTTAAAAACCCAGATTGAAGACAGGCTTGTCAAATATAATATTGATAATGTTAAAACTGATGAATTACTTCTTAGTTACTTTAATGAGTTAAAAGAGAAAGTAACAAATTTACCAGAAGTAAAATATTATGATGATGACATTAGTAATATTAAGTCTGATATTGCAAGTCTTCGTTCACTTGTTCAATCTATTAAGAATGAACAAAAAAATTTAAATGAAGAGTTGCAACATCTGAATGAAGTTGCTCTTGAGGAACCTCACGACAAGCCTCAAGATGTGGGTGGTGGACAAGATCCCCTAACACCCATTGATCAAAAGTTTGCTACTTTTAAAGATTTAAAAGAGCACTATCAAATTTTCATCAACAGAATTCAAACGCAAATTGCCTCTATCGGTGGCGGTGGTGCTGGATTCATCAAAGATCTTGATGATGTAAGCTTTGATCAAACTACGGGAACCAATAAACTTCTCATTTATGATGGCGCTAAATGGGTTGGCATCGCTAGTACTGCCTTAGGAGGCACTGGAGTAGCAAGCACTGACTTTATCAGTGGTATTGCTATTACGATGACTACTGGTAATTTTACTAATGTAAACGTTGCCGGAACTATCACATATGATGATGTAACTCACGTCGATTCTCTGGGCATTGGTACTTTCAGAGATGGATTGATTGTTAGAGCTAGCACTGCCACAACTGCTCTAATGGTAGAGGGTGATGCCAGAATAACTGGCATTCTCACTATTGGTACAGCGTCTGTCGTTATTGATGGTGATAACAATACCATTACAACGGGTATTGTTACTATTACAAATTCTAGTGTTTTTATTGGTGATAATGTAAGTATTGACACAGGTGCTTCAGGTATTAACTCTGCTCCTAACGTTCTATATGTTGCAAAAGATGGAAGTGATGACAATAATGGTACATCAATTGACAATGCTAAGTTAACAATCGCTGGTGCCGTTAGTATTGCACAGTCTGGAACGGTTATCAAAGTTTTATCGGGAAATTATGTAGAAAGTAATCCAATTGAACTACCAGCGTTCTCTGCAGTTATCGGTGATGATCTTAGAACAGTAAAAGTTCTTCCTAATACCCCTACAAGCGATATCTTCCACGTCAACAAGGGTTGCAAAGTATCAAATATAACTTTCTCTGGACACATTGCTCCAGGTGCTGCTATTGCATTCCCGTCTGGTGGTGCAACTAATGTTGGAGGAGGTAAGTGGAAAGGGCCTTACATTCAAAACTGCACAAGTGATACAACTACAGGAACTGGTATTCGGATCGACGGCAACTTAGCAGAGAAAACTAAGTCAATGAACGTCGATGCGTTCACTCAATATAACCAAGGAGGTATCGGTGTTGCTGTTACCAATGAGGGTTATGCACAATTAGTTTCAGTATTCACTATTTGCTGTGATCAAGCAATCACTTGTCACGCTGGTGGACAAGCGGATCTTGCCAACAGTAATTGTAGTTTTGGAACTTTTGGTTTAATCGCTGATGGTAAGGGTTCTCAGCAGTTTATTGGTACAGTCACATCATCTGCTGCAGCAGCACAAGACAATGTAACCATCAATGTCGGGACTGGAGAAACACGTCCTTATGATGGACAGATCGTATATTTTGATCAACTCTATAAGTCGGTAGACACCATATCTGTGGGATCTGGTGGCACTGGATATACATCAACTCCAACAGTAACTGTGGATGCACCAACAGGTCCTAATGGAGAGACTGCAACTGCTTTTGCAACGTTAGAGGGTGAATCGATTGCATCTATTACAATAATCAGTAGTGGAAGTCAATATGAGACAACTCCTTCAGTGACAATATCTGCACCTAATGTCGGAATTAATACTGCTACGGCAACTGCCAACATGGCAGATATCTACTATACAATAAATAGTGCTACACCCATTGTATCTGGAATTACTACATTAACACTTGACGAGAATTTACTCAATACAGTCGGTGTTGGATCTACAGTATTCTTCTTCCAGCAAAGTAAGATTATTGCAAGTTCCCATACTTTTGAATATATCGGATCTGGAAATACTATCACTTTAGCCACTCCTAAGAGAGGCGGTGTTACGATTCAAGCAAATGAAGTCGTAAGTCAAAATGGAGGCAGAGTAATCTACACTAGCACTGATCAGGCAGGAAACTTCAGGATTGGTGATGACTTACAAATCAATCAAAACACTGGTACAATTAGTGGTAGAGCATTCTCAAGAAGTCTGTTCTCTGAGGTAACACCTTTCATCCTAGCACTTAGTTAAATGGCACAATTAGCACTTAATAGATTTCAAACAGAAACACTTGAGATAACCACTGGAGATCAGACTGCTTATACTGCTCCAACTGGATATACAGCGATTGTGTTGTACGCACACGTTACTAATACTTCGTCAAGTGCTGCTTCTTTTACAATGTCTCATGTAAGAAGTTCTACCACAACTGAGATAGTAAAGGATGCAACTGTTCCTCCTAGCGATGCATTTATTCCTTTAGACGGAAAACTTGTTCTTGAGACAAGTGACTCAATT